ATGTCCGACGACGCAAAACCGATGACCCCCAACCAGGCCCGCGCGCTTGCCCAGGTGCGCCGGTTCATGATGATCGCTCTGTTGACGACCGTCGTCGCCATTGGGCTCGTGTTCGCCGTTATTGGCTACAAGATTTATAAGTCCGGCGACAGCGTGGAGGAGGCTGCCGCGCCGCCGGATGTGACCGTGAGCCTGCCGGCGGGGGCCAAGGTGCTATCGACCGCGATCGGCGGCGACCATATCGTGGTGACCATCGAGACCGCCGGCGGCGTCGAGTTGCGCACCTTCGATCCCGATACGCTGAAACCGCTCGGCCGGCTGCGGCTTGAAGCCAAGCCCTGAACTGCCGTCGAAACCGACCTTTTTTGCCTATTTTCCATGTTTCGGCCGCCGCGCTTGCGCGGCCGCCGGATCAAGGCTATCTCGAACGCCTTGGTCCAGCTCCCTTCGTCTAGCGGCCCAGGACGTCGCCCTCTCACGGCGAAAACAGGGGTTCGAGTCCCCTAGGGAGCGCCAGCCAGTTTTTTTACCGTTGAAAGCAAAACGTTTTTTGCCCTGATTGTCCCACCGCGTATCCAAGTGGGACAGATGATGTTCACGCTTCGCTCTTTCGTAGCTTCGCCATCGCCGAGTCAGCAAGTTTGGCGCGCCCCGCCGCTCGCGTGTAGCGCTCGACTTCCTCAAGCGTTCGGTGGCCGGTGATGGCCATGATTTCGTGCGCGGTTGCGCCGCGCTCGGCGAGACGCGCAGCCGTCGCCTTGCGCAGCCCGTGCGCCGAGCAATTTGGCAAGCCCGCCTCGTTGCACCATGCGCGGAAGCGATTGCCGAAGCCGGCGGCCGTGAACGGTTTTCCGTACTCGGTCACCAAAAATGTCAGATGCCGGGACGGCGTCGCATCGATGATCATACGCAAGTCGGGATGAACCGGAATGTCCATAACGACCGGACTGCGATGCTCATTTTTCGCTTGAGTATAGCGAACGCGGCCGTCGCGGACATGCTGCGGACCAAAGCGCGCCACGTCCTCGCGCCGGCACGCGGTATAAAGCAGCAAAGCGAGTGCAAGGCGTGCTTTCGTGCCGATCGGATGCGCGTTTTCGAATGCCGAAACCTCCTCAAGCGACCAGGAATGATAACCTTGCGTCGGATAGCGAATAAGATGCACGTCGCGCGCGGGGTTTATCTCAATTTCCTCCGCTTCGACGGCCCAACGAAACAAGGCGCGCAATGCCTTCAAGCGCGTGTTAGCGACGGCCGGTGCGCTCGCCTTTTCGTCGCGTAACTTCCTGACATGCCGCGCCTGCATCATCGCCACCGGCTTTTCACCGTGCGAGGTGCAGACTTCGTCAAGCGCTCGCCGGCGCCAGCTTTGCGTGCTTTTGTCCAGCGCCTTGAACGTCGCGCCGGCATAGTAAAGCCGGCAAAGATATCCGAATGAGCCGCGCGCCATCGAGCGTGCCTGCCGCGGTGCGGCATCCGCATCCAAGGCCAGCGCGGCATGATACTCGCGCATGAATTCCTCGGTGCCGGGGACGCCACGCAACCGCACTTTGGCCCGTCCTGGCGCGCGGACGTAGCGCCGCACATTGCCGTGGCGGTCGATATCCTCGCTGACATGCTTGAGCCGAATTCGCATCGGTGCCTTGGCCTTAGTCCCAAGGGTTGTTGCCGCCATCGTCCAGCGCCTCAAACGCCGCGTCAAGGCGCCGGCGGTCCCAAACCGTCCGGCCACCGATCCGTTTCGCCGGCGGCATCCGGCCGTCCTTGACCAATCGGTCGAACAAGGAAGCGCCGACGCCGATATAGACGGCTGCCTGCACGCGCGACAGGCCGCGCGGCGCCAGTGACGGCGGCAGCACGTCGAGCGGCTTCCGCCGCGTGTCCGTGGCAGTTTCAGGCATCGTTTGAACGCCGTAGGTTGGAATTGGTGCGGCCGTTTCCTCCTTGACCCCCGAACTACTTTCCGCGCGGTGGAAGGGAGAAGGAATTTCCGTTGTTGGACGGGCCGCTGCGCCCGCAGAAAATGTCCACCGCGCGGTAATTTTTTAGTCGCCGGGATTGAGATACGTGCCGCGCCACTCGGTAAGGCCACACCCAAAATCCAACACTGCCCTAAATTCCGCGCCGAGCGTCGACCAGCCTTCGCGGCTATGGAGAATCGGCCCGGCGTTGCCGTTCAGATAGGCAATCACGATCGTCGAGATTTCCGCCGGATCGGCGAACAGGCGCCAGGCATTGCCGGTGAACCTCGGCTCGACGTGGAGAGTCACCTTTCCAGCGAACGGGTTCACGTCCGAAGTTTTTGCCGCGGTAATAGCGGCGAGAACCTTTTCGGCCTCGGTTTCCTTCGCGGCGCCGACGACCAGATGCTTCGGCGTGACGCTGATCGGCGTCTTGCCGTCCAACCCCTTCGTTTGCCGCATCGCCAGCCGGGCGTCCGAGAAAGTGGTTTCACCGATCGAGCCGCCGGTAGCCGCTTTATTGCCGCGCACCGTCGTATACAGCGCGTTGCCATCGTCGAGATTCATGCCGTTGCCAGAATTGGCGGTGAACAAACCAACCAGCAAGTCAGCCTCGGTTTCCGCCGCCGCGCGGCCCCATGCCACGTTCGAGTCGGCGAAGGCGCCGAGATCGTCGTTGATAATTGCCTGACGGCTTAAGCTAAAGATTTTTGCGTAGGTTTTGACGGCAAAGCCTTCCTTCGTTTCGGACCGGCTGCCGTACGTCACCTCGCCGCCTTCCTTCACTTCCGAGAGGCGCGCCGCTTCGCTCAAGCGCAGCAACGAAATCGCGCGGAAATCGGTGGCGTCGCGCCGCTTGGCCAGCGCCTTGAGGGGACATTCGGCGGTCTTGTAGGAATCGAGCAAAATGCGATTGCCGGCGCCGGTGAGCAGGTTAGGAAAGTCGCTTGTCGAGTGCATGCCACCGAGGTCCCGCGTGAGCATTCGGGACGCGATCTGGTCGCGCTTCGCCCACGACACACGCTCGCCGCGCGCCTCCATGAGCATCGCGCCCATGTCGATCATGGAGCGCCCCATCAGTTCCGTCGCCGCGCCTTCGGGCGCCTTGCCGGCCATGCGCGCGTACAGCACGCCCTCGATCGCGCGGCCGAGGAAGTCGGGATCGGCGAGACTTTCGCGGCTTCCGTAGCCCGGGCTGAGATTGCTGGTCGCAGTGCGATCAGCCTCGTCCGCTTTGCGGTTGATCACGAGCGTGCGGAACGCCTTGAGCGTGACACCATCGTCGATATGCTGGCGAGCGAACTCGGCGGACAGGCCGGCGCGCGCCGCGATGTCATAGGCCTGGCGGGCATGGCGGTCGGACATCGTGCGCGCCGGCGGATCGTCGTCGATGTCGGCGCGGCGCGCATGTTCGGTGTCGATATCGTTGCGGGTCTCGGATTCGAGGGTCTGATCTTCGGGGTCCATGACGTTTCCTTTTCGGACGTGCGTTTTCGGGTCGGCGGGAATCGGGGTGAAAGAGGCTTCGAACGGCTCCCAGTCGGTTCGGGTGATGACGAGCATGCCGTCCGGTGTGCGGCTTTCGGCGCTCGCATAAACGCGGTAGCCGACGCTCACGTTGGGGGGCGTACCGCCGGCGAGATCGGCGGCGATCGGTTTGACATCGTCGCGCGATGACAAGCGGCCATCGATGACAAGCTGCGAATTTTCGATGTGAGCGCCGGCAACGATACCGATCTGGTCGCGCGTCGATCCCGCCCGGTGCGAATCGAGCAGCGGCGCGGCGCCGGATTGCAGGCGCGCCAGGCGCACGGCGCCTGGCTTTACCGAAAGCACCTCAAGGTATTCGCCGTTGAAATCGCGACGCAGCACCGGAGTCTCGGTGGCGATGACGGCCGAGAATGAGCCGGTCGCGGCGTTGAACGATGCCGCCGGCACGCTGGCGCGGCGCGTGAAAAACGTTTGCGGCGCCGGTTGGGGCCGGCGCCGGGTGGAAACCTTCGACATTGGGAGCCTCTACGCTGTTTGAACGGGATGGCGTGGCGCGCATGCGCGCAGCGAAATCAGCCTCCGATCTCGATGCCAAGTTCGGCCGCGCGCTTGCGCAGGCGGCGATCGGCGGCCGAGACGTTCGCCATGAACACGCGCGCGACATCGGCGTCGGGATAGTCCAGGCTTTCCCGTGTCATCCGCTCCAGGATCGAATCGGTGACAAATGCGAATGAGCCTTTGTAGTGTGCGGTCGACCAGAATTCGGTCGGTCCGAAGTTTGTGACTTCGATACTGCCTCGGCGCGGCTCGTCGCCGCCCCACGTATTGCGGGCACCGACGATGGCCATCCAGAGGTCCGCGGCCTTGTCATTCAGTGCGGACTTGCAATCGTAGCGGTCGTAGTGATCGACGGCGCCGGTGTATGACACGATGCGCAGCGATTCCAACAACGGGAGGCCGCTGTTGTCGGAAAGTTGCCGTGCGACTTCGATCTTGAGCGCTGCGGAAGCGGGGAATGCGCCAGGCAGGTAGGGACCGTCGAGAACGAAATCGCCGATCGTGAAGCCCTGAAAGTCGGGCATTTTGGCATCGACGATTGCTTTCAGTTCATCGACGCTCATTTGGCTCAAGACGGCAAGCGTGTTCAACGCGATGCCCGGCTTCGGGTCGCTCATGGTCCAATCTCCAATGTGGTGAGGTGTCGAGTTAGCGGCCCAAAAATTTCGACCGCAAAAATTCAGTTTGGGTACTTAGCCAGCAGAAAATATATATTTCAATGGGATCATCTTCCCTTGTTTCTGCGGGCTTGAAAGTGTCTTGCAAGCAGTTCGGCGCCGTTTTCGACGTGCGCGCGGGCGCGCTCGTTATTGATGCTCGCGTTGCTATCGGTGTCGGGTGACTGTCCGAGGGCCGCGCCAACCGCCCTCATGCGGGCATCGTCGACAAACAGCATTGTGATGGCCTTGTAACTCTTGGGAGCTATCGCGCTTTTGGCATCTTCAAAAAAATGCCCGTAAGCGATCTTTTTCAAACGCTGGATCGTCGCGCCATCGCGATTGCTGGTGTCAACTCTCGGCTGGATGGACAACGAGCTTGGGAGATCGCCTATCAGTCCATTCTTTACGTCACGTAGAAGAAGAAAGCATGCGATGGCGCTGGCAAATCTTTGGCGCTCAAAACCGTCTTGCCCGACTTTTTTCTTAAGGACATGATCCGCGTAGAGTTGAAATCGTTTGTCGAGATCGCCATCGTTCATCGGCTTTGTCCTGATGCACTGACTTTGGATTGGCCCAGCCGCCGGAAGAATCAAGGGGGGCAAACAAAGGGGGCTGACAAAAATGCTCGATAAGTCGTTTTAGGAACTGAACAAAAAAATCCGCACCCCAAACACCCCGAACCACTCGCGCCCGGCAAATCGATGCTGCCGGGCGCGGATTTTTAGATCGCGGGTGCCGAGCGATTCGGCCGCTACGCCGCCGCCGATTCGCGCAACTCAGCCTTGATGCGATTCGCCGCGCGCGCGGCGGGCGCCAGCGGCTCGGCCGGCGAGATCGGATCATCCGGCGTTTCCGCGACTTGTGCCACAGCCCGGCATAGCGCGCGCATCATGCGCTGCTCGACGTAGTCGTCGCCGGGATCGCCGAACGCTTCGTGGACTCGCTCCATCGCGGCGGCCTTCACCGCAAGGCCGTGTAGCGTACGGCATGGCGCGGCGATGATCCGATCGATCACGTTACCCTCGTCCGTATTGATCCGGTCGAGGTCGGCCACGGCAGCCTCGAAGCCACAAGCAACGTAGCGTTTATCTTCGCTGACCCGAAAATCCGCGTAGGCCGCGAGAATTTCGTGCGCGCGCCGTTGTCCCCGCCACGATGGCTGGGGTGCGCAGAGGATACGATCAAACTTGGACCAAGCGGATGCTGCCTTTTCCGCTGCGGTCGGACGGCGACGCCGGCGAAACGTGATCGGCTTGCTCCTCAAACATTCGAGTTCCGCCAAGGAATAGTCGTCGCCAATTCTGGCCCGTAGACGACTAGTCGGAAACAGATCGTAAAAAAGATACCAATCCCAACGGCCGATACGCGCAGCCGCAGGCTGTGGCGGTGTTTCATCGGTGAAGCGGCTGCTGGCAACACTGACGCGATCATCCGCCGCCGCGAGCGCGTCAATCACGGCGCGCAATTGTTTGCCGAGCGCAAGCAACTCTGCATCGGGGTGGATGTTCTGATTTTCAGGGGCGGCGGACTTAGGCGCGGTCTGCGATATTGTACGCAACATGGAATTCTCCAACACGTTTGCTGCGCCGCGCGGATGCGCGGGCGCGGCAGTGTCGCACTTGTCGGCAGCGTTGTGGTTTTGATTCATTGGGTGACTCTCAGGTCGCGGCTTTCTAGGGCCGATGCCAGGTGTCAGACCGGGCAGCCGGGAGCTAGAAACCAGCCTGAGAGACTGGCGGCGCGCTTTTAAGCCTTGCGGCTCTGGACATAGACACGCCCTCCCGGCCAATATGGCCAGGTCGGCGCGCCCGCCAAGGCGCAGCCATGCGCATCGAGCCCGCCAAGGCTCACAGCGCATACGGTAGACCGCTGGGAATGCGGTCTGCCGTCTCTCAATCCGGGTTTCTAGGCCCAGAATCAATTTAGCACGGCAACCGGCGCTTTAAAAGCGCCGTCCGGTCCGTTTGTGGCCGGGTCCGCTTAGGCCGGCGGGGCGGCTGAGGCCGGGAAGGACCCGGCGGCCTGTTCGATAAGCTTGGCGCGCGGATCGTCGGCGTCCAGAAACCGAAGCGCAGGCACGATATCCTCGATCGCCTCGATCGCTGCGATCGGGGGCGCCATCGCCGCGAAAACCGTCCGCATAAATTCCTGCATTTGTCATCCTCCATTTTGACGATCGAACCTTGCCGCACAAAAATTGCCGGAGTCTTAGGGCGAGCCTGGTGAAGCTTCCGGCATTGACGTGCCGGTCGATCCGGTGGTGCCGGTGACATTGCCGGCTGGCGCGCCATTGACGCTGACACCGGTGATGCTGTTTTTCACCGTCTCGATGATGCGCGTGATAAAATCGGGTGATGGCTCGATAACCACCTTATTTGTGATCTCAGCCGAGCCTTTGATCGTCGCCTCGACCGGCGCGGCCGAAGCGGGCGGGTTGATGCCGTTGATGATATCGAGCGCCGGCGATGGACGATGACCGCGCGGATCGGCCGGCGGTAGTGGTCCAAGGTAGGGTAGGAATGGGCCGATAGTCTCGCGGCCGTTCGCGACCGTAGCCGGGTTGTAGGCGCGCAGTTGAATGTCTGACGCCGCAATTTCAAGCTTGAGCAAATCGCGCTGCGTGCGCAGCCGCTCAAGCTTGGCCCGCGCCTGCACCGGATCGCGGCCAAGGCCGGGGCGCTTCTTGGCGGTCGCCTCGGCCGCCGCGACATCGTGTTCGGCGACGGCGACGTTGGCCTCCAACTCGGTCAGCCGTTCTTGCTTTTTCGCTTTGTGATACCTGTCTTGAATCTCGGTCCAAGTTTGCGGTTGGTCGGTTTGCTTGCGGTGCTCCGGGTTAAGCGACGGGTCGCGCAGCCGGTCAATGGAGTCTAAAGTCGATTCGATGGTCTTGGCTAGCCCTTGCAAAAGACTCGACCCGCCCATCGCATTGGTGAGACGACCAATCGATTCGACGGCTCTATCCCAGCTTTCCGCAAGACGGTTGATCGAAATTTGGCTACGTTTCGTCACGCGATCGAAATCGCGCGCCGCCGAGCCTTTGGCGTTGTCGAGTTGCTTCATAACGTCGCCGAGCAAATCCTTGAACGACAGCAGGGCGCGCATGCCGCGGGCAAATTCCATGTCGCTGAACAACTGAGGAATCTTTGAAAGATCGCCCTTGGTCGCCCGTTCGGTCAAGCCCATGAACACCTGTAGAAGGTCCTGACCTTCCTTGCGCGCGTTGGCCATTTCCTTGCGCAGATCGATGCCGAATTTTTTAAAGCGGGTGACTGTCTGCTCAGATTCCATCTTGGCGAAGATGTTCTGCACCGATGCGGCGGCCTCCTCGGTGGTGCCGGTGCCGGCGCGCACCGCCTGCAAAAGGCCGACCACGCGCTTAAGGCCGTCCTCGCCCTTCATGCCGACCGCGACGGCCGCCGGAAGGATTGAGGGCAGATATCGCGCCATTTCCCGGAGTTCGAACTTGCCTGCTTTTCCTCCGGCGACCAGGATATCAAACGCCTCCTGCATTTTGCCGGAGGCGATGCCGAGGTTTTGGCCGAGCGCCAGCGCCGTGTTAGCCATATCCTTGGTTTCCGCGCCGGCGGCCTGCGCCGTCCGCGCAATCGCCGGCATCGCCGGCATCGCCTGCGGCAGGTCCCAGCCGCCGGCGACCAGCTGCTCAAGGCCGGTGGTCACCTCGTCGAACGGTTTGCCGGCGTCGTAGGCTAGATTGCGCAGCGACTTTTGGAGTTTTGCGATCTCGGCGTCGGTCGCGCCAGCGGTAATGCCAATCCTCGTCAATGCCATTTCCGTGTCGCCGAAGCGCTTGATTGCTCGCGTGACGCCGTAGCCGGCGGCGAGCGGGCCGAGCATCCGGCCCGCGGTTGCGACCGCTGCGCCGGCGCCGCGCGAAACGGCGACGTTGGCGCGTTCCATCATCCCCACGCGCCTGTTCATGCCGGCGGCGGCTTTATCGACGCCGCGAATCTTGCGGGCCACGTCGCCGAAAACGCGGCCGGTGCGGTCGCGCGCGGTGATGATCGCCTCGGCCTTAAGCACGTTTACCATTTATTTTTCCTTTTGACGGACAGCTTTTCGCTTGGCGTGCGCAACCGCGCGCGTTGCCCAGCGCACAAGATCGTCCAGCGTCATCGCCTCGACCTGTGCCGGATCGAAACCTCGTTCGAAAATCAAGTAATCGGCGAAATCGTCGAGGTGTTTGCCGACTTCTCCGAAAAAAAACTTTTGACGGCGTCGCGCAGCGCCAGGGCGTCTTGCAAGGTCAGGCGATCCATCAGCAGAGGATTGCCGCCGCTCAGTTCTTCCGCATAGCGGCGGATCGTGACCAGATCATCCTGCGGCACCATCGCATTCGCCGACACAATGAGCACGGTCGGATCACCGAGGTCCATAAAATCCTTATAAGTCGGCGGGCGCAGCCGCAGTTCACGCACCAGGCCGTCATGACCCTCAAAACCTTTTTCGAGCGCAATGACGCGCGATCCGTCGGGCGCGACGGTGAAGGAAGGCTTGTCCATCGATAGTTCTCCTTGTGTTGCGTCAATGGGTTGTCAGGGCTGACAACCCTGACAACCGTGGTTTTAAAACTGCAAAACTAGAAAGAATCCGGGGGCGCCTACACCCGCAGGCCGGAGGGGCCGGGGAAGGACCCGCGCGAATTCGTGCAGCCAGGCGAATTACAATTCGCCGGCCGTTTGCTTGCGGGCGATAACCTTGCCCGCGTCGGTCGCTCCCCACATGAACGGGCCGATCACATCCGGCATGGTCGAGTGGCAGATTGCGAGCTTGTGTTTGACGAGCGCATATAGCTCAGGGTCGCCGCGCTCGCTGGCGCTTAGGTGAAACGGCTGCATCGCGAGTGCGCGCAGCGTGTCGCGCTGGCGTCTGGTCATTGATCGGGCGAAGGTTAATTGTTCATCGTTCGGCTTCTTCATAGCGGTGTCTCCTGGCCTAGCTGTCCGGGTATGCCTTTTTCGCTAGGACAGCGAAAAGGCCCGTAAAATAAGGGTTTGTCCTAGTGTCCTAGCTGTCCTAGTAAAAATAAAAATTAGAAGGAAACGCCGACAATTAAGCCGCGTGAATTTCTTCTACGCGCGCGCGCGACTAGGACAGCTAGGACACTAGGACAAGCGCCCATTTTTCGGGGGTTTCTGCTGTCCTAGTGAATTGCCGCACTAGGACAGCTAGGACAGTTCAAGGCAGAACAAGGTCATCGTCCGGCAAAACTTCGCTCTCGCTCGCCGGAAGCGCGGGCCACTCGACAGGCTGGCCAAGCAATTCCTCAAAACTATCCCGGCATTCGGTGAGCGTCGGAAGCTCATAAACCCACGGCCGCTTTCCGGCATCGTCGGCCCTGGCTCTCACCCGTCTGATAGCAGGCGCCATCTTCGCGAGGCGATGGCCGAATGTGGCCTTGTCGCGCTTGCGGCCGGCGCCGATCTCATCGGACGATTTTAGATAGTCGCTGTATAAGGCATCAATCGTTACTGAATTCGGCCAGCCGGCCAGGCGGCTGGTCGCCATGCCATCCATCAAGCGGTTAAACCACCAAGCATCAAGCGGGTCGAACGAGCGCATTTTCTGTTCGAGCAGCGCATGCGTGCGCGGAATTTGCCGCAGGTTGACCTTGTCTAAGTCGAAGTTCAGCAGGTCATAGAGCAGGCGCTCGCGGCCGCCGCGATCGAGTTGATCCTGCATTTCCTGAAAGTATTCGTGGTTTTGCGCGACGCGCGGATGCACGTCGAGAACGCAAAACCGGCGCTCGTCCATGCCGGCCGGCACGACCCAATCCTCGTTGCTGGTCATCATGAGCCGCACGAAATTCCGAATGCGAATCGGATCGATGCCCTTCGATTCGATCATTTGCGATTCGGACGTAATCAGGCCTTTCAGTCGACCCTCGGCATGCTTGTCGCCGGCCCACACGGCTTCCTCGGCTTGCAAAAGCAGACACGACGCCATGTGAGCGTTAAACTGACCGGTAATGTACCGCGGATCGTCCACCTGGAAATAATGCGCCGGGATGACAGACCCGATCACCTCGCCGACTTTCGTCTTGCCGGTGCCCATGCGACCGCGCAACACCAGCGCCGTGCCGACCCGCTCGCGCGGTCGCTGCACAATGTGCGCAAACCAGCCAAAAACCCAATCGAACAGCGCCGGATCGCCTTGGCAAACCTGATTAAGCAGGTGGTCGCGAAATATCGACCACTCGCCCTCGGTCGAAGGCTCGACGCCGAAACCGCGCCACAGATTCAGATAGCCAGGTGCGCCGGCGGTGCCGTCAGGGTTCGGAAAAAACTCGATCCCGGAGAATTGACGCCGGCGGCGATCGGTGCGCCAGGCGCGGCCCCAACTGATCGCCTTAAGCTTCCCGTCTGCCGCGATCACCTCAGTAAAACGATTCGCAAACCACTGGTCGAACGCTTCGACCGAAAGAACGCGCACCCGATCCTCGATCGGGCCGGCCGGCTGCTCCTTGACGACAACCGCGCGTCCTCCCCAGAGGACCAGCGCGTAATCGCGATTGATCGCCTCGGCATCATAGCCCCACGCGCGCGGCCCTGACTCGCCTTCATCGGGCGCCGCCTCCGGTGCAATGGGCGCAGATTCGCCGACGGCGTCGACAAGGGCGGCGATGGCCTCGGCGCCTTCGGTGTCCGCAGGCACGGCTGCGCCCTCGCCGTCCACTAGGGCGGCGATCTGTTCGGCCGGATCGTCTGACAT